TTGACCCATTTGATAGTCTCCGTATAAAGCATTACTAGTAAATTTAACTCTTAATTCTCTACGTTGTTCTTTTAACATTACAATTTGTTCGTAAGGCTGATTGGCAGAAGCAGGAAATGCCACAGTTGAACTTGTAACTTCTGGTGCTCTTGCATTTGCTCTGCCTGTGATTTCTACTGTCATGTCTCCGACTTGAACAAAGTCTGGTTCAATTTGTGTTATTCTCAAATAACGATCTAGCCCTTGTGGTAGTGTAGATAAATCAGCCGTTTCAAAAAACGATTTAATTGGATTAATTGTTGGACCGTCTACTTCATCAACACCAAATTCATGTTGCCAGACTTTGTAACCAACACCTCTGATATTTGTGTTTATCTGACCACCCATCCCACTATGAATTTCACAATAATAATATAAAGTTGGGGCTCCACTTGGTACTATAATTTGTGTGTATGCACCTGCTTGCCCTAACACCCCAACAACTGTCACACCTGTCGTATACTCCACACCACCGCCATGCGTGCCATCTGACGTTGAAGACAAACGTAATGGGTGACCTACATTAGAGGAATCAGATTGATCAAATCTGTAAGTGTTACCTTCTCTAAAAGTTAAAGTTGGTTGTGCGCTCCCACTCATATTATATTTGTTACCAGAACCAGAATTAACCACTGTAACAGCAAGTGTTTCAGTAGGGTCTAATGGCAATGGAGAGGGTTCCACACCCGTCAATATAGGTGCGGCAAATGAATTGTTAAACTGACCTGCTGATCGACCATTATTAGGAAGTTCTGTGTCGTACCATGTATTTTCACGAATGTTATAAACTACAGCGTGCGTGCATTCGGTAGCTGTACCTTTTGGATATGCCCACCATATTTCACCATACCTTGGAACTTTATATGCAAAGCATTTTGTTGCTGCATTACGATTAATTCCATCAAAAAAGTAGTTCAAATTTAATGAGTTAGGTACTTCTCTAACTACTCCATTAAACATATAAAAACGATCAACACCAGCCCAGTAAAAAACACCGTCATAATCTATCGGAGAGAATGGCGATAAAATAGAAGTATCGGTTGCTACAATATCAAATTGAAATATTGCCGTTCCACCTACAAAAGTAGCTCTAATAACAGCGTCAAACGCCCAAAATAGACCTGCAGGTGCTGTTCCTGAACCTGCTCTAAGTGGAAGTGCTTTTATTATTTTTTGACCCCACACTCGTGCATTTCCTGACCCTGTGCCTGTTAAATCAGTAGGATTTCCTGGAATGCTCCATCCAATTATTCCGTCCGTCCCGTAGTAGAACAAGTACGGGTGCAAAGAAACAATACCGCCCGTTACATTAGTATTTGCTGGCAGTGAAACGGATCTTAAAACATTAGTTCCTAACACTTCGCCAAAAAATATTTGTCCGTCTTGGTCATTACAAATACAATCACCATTTGGGCTGACCTGTGCTAACACATAATTTTGATTAGTGCTTGAATCATATTGAAAATCAAACATCCAATAGTTATGAACAGATGTTATTAAAGCATCACTTCCATAATCCATATTAACAATGGTACTTGTTAAATTCGTTAAAGTATTAGTAATTATAAAACCGTTAACTTGATCTCCACCCGTAACAGAAGTTATTGTGATAACAGCCCCAACAGCATTGGCTGTATAATTTGGCGTGCTAGTAAAAGTGTTTATATTAGAAGCAACATCTGTAGCTGTTTGATTTATGTCAGTGTTAAAAGGAACTGACCCAGACATTATATTTACGCCGTCTACCGCTATCATGTCTACAGCACCACTGGCACCTGCAAGTGTTACAGTGCCATAAGCATAAGCTAAAACAGGTGTTCTGTCAGTGACGATAGAGCTATTGCCTGTTTGATCTAATGTAAATCTTTCTAAAGTGTTGTCACCACCCGAATGACAATACACAAAAAGCATTTGTGAAAAAGTAGCAAACCCTCTACTTATTTCAGATAAATATTTTTGAGTAGTTTTATAACCGCCTATTTTTCTTGGCAATCCTCTTTGAAAACGCACCCATTGTCCGTCTACATAGTTGTTACCCTCAAACTTAGTGCCATCACGTTTGATTCCAGGATCAGATCTAAGGACGGTAGTTTGAATTGGCATTAAGGAAATACCCCACCATTAATGTTTCCACTTTGTGCAACGCCTAGTGCTGACCACGCTGCAGCTTGAGATGTTGATGTAAAAATAGCTCTACCTGTTGCAGAACCGCCTAGATTAATTAAGGCGTTTGTTGCAGTAGTTGCCCCTGTTCCACCTTGACTTACAGAAATTGGAAAAGACACAGTGCTTGTATCAGCATCTAAAACATCTGAGCCATCACAGTAATAAATGCCTCTTGTATTTTGTCCGACTTGCACGCCGGTTTGTCCTGAAACTTTGACAGTTAAAACGTAACTACCTGTTGTTCTATTATCAATCCAATATTGTTGAACAGTAGCAGGAACAATAATGTTTCTTGCCCCAGTTAAAGCACCAGTAAATCTGTATGCAACTCTATTAAGCTCTGTACCAGTAAGTGTTTTGTCACCACTTCCCTGAATGTCGATAACGGTATAATCGAAAGCGAATGTCGCACTCTGTCCAAATCCAATGGTAAAAAAATTGACCCCATCGGTGGCTATAATGGCTGACTCTCCTGGTTGAAATGCCAAAGTGCTTGCACCGTCAATCGTGGTAGATCCTGGAGGTGTTGCTGTAATTGCACCAGATCCTGAGTTTCTTAAATATAAAAACCAGTTGTCTCCACCTACAGTTGGATCAGGCAATGTGAACGTAGCTTGTGCTCCCGTAAAGTTGAACATCTTTGCACGATCATCAACCCCACTAGTGTATGTATTATTTATTGTGGTAACAGGAACTGATTGACTTAATAATGTACCAACAGCCACTATACCTGTTCCAGCTAACGAACTTGCATTTGCTGTAGAAGTTGTTGCTCCATATTGCAACAGTTCCCACGTTCCATTAGCTGTTGTGTTATCGGTAAGATAAACTTGCCATAGTTGCCCAGAAGCAATAGTTCCTACTTGTACCCCACCTGCGTTTTTAACAGTAAAAGTGTGTGATCCTTTATTGTTAAAAAGTATTGTATTACCTGTTCCACTTTTTTGTGCGTCAGGCAAAATAACACTAAACCCTGAACTTGCCTGTGTAACATCAATAATTCTGGTAGCTAGATTGACATTAGTTGACGTTTCTTCAGGCCAACTTAATGTTATATCGGCGGTTAAATTTAGAGAGCTATAACTAATTTCACTTGGGTAAATGTTAGCACCGCCAAAAACATCTTGATAAATAGGCATTATGCTTCACTCCTTTGCGCTGAACGATCAAGTATTCTTCCTAAGTCTTGACCGCTAAATGCTTGAGCACATCGATCATAAAGACCTTGCCATAATTGTACTCTGTCATCATTTTTTAAAAATGGGGTTGCCTCAAGCAAAGAAGCATACAATATTAATTCTGGTGCATATTCTGTAAGCCAATTACTTTGCAATGTATCTCCCAAAAGAGCAGGTTGTTCATAGTAAAGTATTTCTAAAGTACTAGCTGCATTTGGTGTTGGGGCAATCAACCAATTTGCATAATCATAGTCAGCATAGAATTGAGGTGAGGCTGTTTGAGCTTCATCGGGCCAGTAATTACGGAGATACTCATATGACCTTGTCTGTATTGGGGTTCCATTGACCGTCATTGAAATCGTATCACGCCAGCGATCTGGTTTTAAATAAGTAGAAACACCGATAGATAATGGCGTTGTAATTGCCCTAATAAAACCTTCGATTTTAAGTTCACGAGCTATACGTCTTTCTGCCAACGTAATTAAACGTGGCAGTTGATCAAAGACTATTTGATCGCTTGCCTGTGTAAACCCACGTTCTAGATAACGCCTCATGTCTACAAGCAAGCTATCGTATGTCATCGTATAGCTCATAACTTAATCCTTACTCAGAACTCTCGTCTTCAATTCTGGGATCAATCCAATCTGGGTTGAGGGTCCAAGTAGCACCATCAAAAAACCATTTATTTCCGTACCACTCTTCTTCAGGGCCAGTAATGTTTTCATACAAAGTGCAATCACTTGATGAATGACATCCTACAATAAAATCTAGTTTTTCTTCTGGGCCAACATCAATTCTGTCTGATAACATGACAACACGTTTGTCATCTTCAAAAAGAAATTTACTCAAGTTCGTTACATTTTCTACAATCGTTTTCATTATGATGCTCCATTTAGTATTAGTTGAGTGGTTGAAATGGCTTTACCTGCTGTGACAGTGCTTGAGGTAGTAGAAAGATTTCCATCATTTTGAACGTAGTATGTCGATCCTATAACAAAAGGTGCTGTTGCTCCCGATGGAATGTAAACTACACCTGTTCCATAGTTAGAATTGTCAGCATCCGTATACATTAATCCAATTTTTTGAGCAGCAGAGTCATACGTTGCTGTAACGTTAGCAACATCAGCATCAGCGTTAAAATTAATTTCAAAAACAAAAGTAATTGCTGTACCAGACACTGTGCCTGTGTATATTTTACCAGTGTCTCCACCAATTGCATCTCTCAAAAAATACATATTTTTATTTTGATTACTATCGTAAACTATGCTGTGGTTGAAATAACTTTGTGGAACACCGTTAAAAATTACAGAACTAGAGCCAAAAGTTATATTTGTTCCACTTATAGTTCCCACAGAGGCTGATGAATAATTATTGTTACTTTGATCTTCAAACGCTACAACAATTTTATTTGCAGTTGAATCAAAAGTTGATTGAGGAATAGCGGCTACGGCAGCAGCATATTGACCCTCACTTCCGTAAGTGACAGTTGTTCCAGAAATTGTAGCTACTTTACATTTGCCATAATAGGGAGATGCAGGGTCTTTATAAAACACTGCAAATTTATTAACATTGCTGTCAAAAGCAACACTAGTGTTGCCTCCATTACCGTTAATAACTGCGTTTTTTGTTCCGAAAGTAATGTCTGTACCGCTTACAGTTCCCACACGGCCTGTTGTATGATTACTATTGCTACTGTCTCCATATATTACTAAACATTTATTACTACTAGTATCAAACCCAATTGCAATATGAGTTGCTGCAGCAGCTGACTCAATTTCTTCAAACGCACCGTATGTTATTGAATCATTTGATGGGTCTACTGTCGCAACAACAGCAGTCCAATAATTATTATTAGAACCGTCAGCAAAAGCTATTATTGCTTTTCCTGCATTGCTATCAAACGTAATAGCTGGGTTATAAACTAAGTTACCAATTGAAGCATTTACAAACGGCACAGGCGTTCCAAATTCAATTGTTGTGCCAGTTATTTTTCCTACAACAGCCGTACCATAATTAGAGTTACCTTGATCCATATAAGCTACTATTATTCGATTGTTTGTACTATCAAAAGTTGAGACAGCAGAAAGAGAGATTGCTGTTTCAAATACTGCTTCCCCCCCCACTTCAGCAGAAGGAGATGTTACTTGAGACGTTGCAACACCGCCTTGAGGATTAACTTTACCTGTCGCACCATTGGATATGGCCTGAGATGTTATGCCTATGAAGTTTGACACGTTAGTGCTTTCTAACTTATAATCCTTAGCCGAAAAAGGACTGCCTCCAGAAGCTACCATGTAACCCAAAATTACATCTGAAGCTCCGAGCAATGCTAAATAACTTGTAGAATTACTACCCCCATTGCTAAATTGTATGGCACTACCAAAAGTAATAGTTCCTGCATTTATTGTCCCAATTTTAAATTCTCTTTGAGTGTATGGTGTTTGATCTGGACTGAAAGCAACTAAAAATTGAGTAGCATTAAGTTTAACAGAATCTGGAACATAGTTCTTGCACGCGATATTAAAGTCTGTTGTAGCTCCAACAGTTATCGTTGTGCCAGACACAGCTAAAACTATTGATTTTCCATAATTTAAAGCTCCTTTGTCGAGATATGACACTATAACTTGGGTATCACTCATAGCAACGATGCTGTGACTAACTACACTTGCAGTGTCGTAAGTTACTTGACTTCCAAATGATAATGCTGTTGCCGATCTAGTTGCAATTAAAGCCCTACCTCTTTCACTTTGTGGTGTTTCTGAAAAAGCAATAACAATTTGACCGTTGGGTAACTTATCAACAACACTGTATTTTGACGAATTTGCTGTGTTATAAGTGTAAATAGTTCCAGGTGTGATAGTCGTTCCACTAACGGTACACACAACGGCTTTAGCATAAGAACTAGCAGAAAGATCTTCAAAAACGATGATAAACCTAGTATCAGTTAAAGCTACACCTGCTTTTACATTATTTAAACTTGTTTGCCCTGTTTCAAATGTTAAAACAGAACCGAAACTTGCCGATCCACCACTTACTTCGCCTACTACAGCTTTTCCTTTATTACCATCTCCCCCATCCTTATATAGAACTACAAATTTATCAGTAGTTAATGGAAAAGCCTGCAAGTGCTCTACTGTCGATCCAATACTACCGATAAGAGCTTTGGTTCCAAAAGTTATTGATCCATTGCTTACTGTACCTATAACATATGTGGCTTGATAGCTATTGTTAGCATCTCTTGCCGTCATCACAAAAGTAGTGTCAGTGAGTTTGCAAACTGATGGTCCTTGGTTTCCACCAAAACTCAAAGAAGCCTCTGTGCCTAAAGCTGCTGATGATAGAGCAACTTCTTCTACTTTTCCATCAGATTTTAGAGCTACCGTTTGCCCACTAGGTAAAGTTCCAGAAGCTATAGCATCAAATTCTTTGGCACCGCCACCTGAAGGTAATAATTCGGATAAATTTGTCACGAGTTAAACTCCAAATTAATGCTTGTTGAAGACAACGCCTTGCCTAATCGTACAGCAGGAGATGTAGAAGTTGTGCTAATCGTTCCGTCACCTTGAACATAATAAACGCTGTTTGGTGTTAACGTAGGTAAACTGGTATTTGTAGCTATCCCACCCTTAATTGTCACAGAACCTGTGGCAGTATCTGATATGGCTGCATCGGCAATGCCAATAAAATTTTCATTTAAATTTATAGTATAAGCAGGTCGCGCATATGATAAACCCATATAAATAGTACCACTACCATCATTTCGCCAAAAGAAGTAACCTAACCCTGTTCCGAACCCTGCTTCTGGAGCAAAAAACCCACAAGTCTGTCTAATTTGTGTGTCTCCTGAATTAGCTCTCATAGTATATTGAGTTTGAACCCAAGAAAATGTTGTTCCACTAACAGTTCCCAACCAAACATAAGCATATGGTGCTAAATTCGTATCTCCACCAACCACAAATTTTTTGGCATTTGTGTCAAAATACATGGCTATTCTATTTTCACCTTGGGGATTATAAATAGTAGAGGAAGAACCGAAACTTACGTTGTTACCACTCAAAGTGCCAGCATAACCTTTTGCCACACCCCCACTGCCCGCAATCACATAACCTATTTTTCCATTATTATCTTGCGATATTCTTGGGTTTTCCCCACTAGATTCCACTTGCTGTGCAGTTCCCCATGACACTGAGTTTCCAGAAACTGTGCCGATTATAGCCATAGGATAATAATTATTAGAATCATCTGAGTAAGCTAATCCAACTTGCCCTGTTTGTTGTAAATATTTAAAATCTGTGTCTGCTATTGTTCCTATTCCGATATTAGCAGCTGCAGCAACTGAAATTGATCCACCACTAACGCTTATAACATTGTATTTTGAAACGCCATTATTTCTATAAATAGCTACTATTTTGTTGTTAACAGTGTCATAAATTAATTTTCCGTCTTCGAGACTACTTCCAGACGCAACAGATGCCGCACCACCAACTGTAATCGTTCCATTCGATGCAATTTCCACAGGGTAAGCATAAAGGTTTTGAGCTGCACCATCACCCACCATGATAACAACTCGTTCGTCTGTTGCATGATATGCTAAACCTTGCAAGCTAGCTGCTGTATAACCACTATTTACTGTAGTTGCTGCTGATTGATTTAAATTGTAACTGCTTCCAATGGTGCCTGATTCGCTTGCGCTCCAAATTACTACATTGCCCCCACCAAGAGCAGCAGCAACTAATCTTCCTGCACTGCTATCCCACACAGGTGCTATATTTCTAGTATTACTATAGCCAGTTCCTAAATTAGTAGTGTAATATTGATTTTGAAATTCGTCATTATAACTTGTAGAACTGATCGGTTCCACTTTTCCGTCAGTTTTTAAAGCCACCGTTTGACCCTGATTGATAGATCCGTCAGCAACAAAATCTACCTGTTTGCCCCCAGACCCTGCGGGTAAAAGATCAGATAAAGTGCTCATGGTGCATCCTTCAAATTAAGAGTGGTTGCATTTACAGCTTGGCCTATAAAAGTACCCGTGTCGGTTGTATTAATATCGCCATTGTTTTGTAGATAATAATTACTGCGAACTACCAATGAAGTCTGTTGAGAGTTTATTCCACCCAACATATCTACATCTCCGGTTGCCCCATTTGATATAGCTTGCGCTGTTACACCGATAAAACTGCTTGCATTTGTGAAATTAAAACCTGCAGTTTTTCCTTCCCAAGCACCGCCGCTTGGAGCGGTCATGTAAGTTATAACATAGTTATTGTCTCCACCCCAAACCACTTCCATATAATACGAAACACTGTTTTCAAATACAGTTATTGTTCCTAAAGTTGGCACGAATGACCCGTTGTCGCTGTAAAGAGCAAATTTACCGTTATTTCCCCCTGTGGAATCATTAAAAACTACCATGCCTTGGCCAGTTCCAATAGTTTTAGATGCGTTGAAAGTTAAGTCTATACTTGAAATATTACCTGCAACGCCAAAAACGTCTTCAGTTCCAATAGTTAAACTGTTTGAGCTTACATAACTCACTTTGTTAATAGCTGCATTGCCACTGGTATTGTTAACATATGCAATAATCGTTTGTTGAAAATTAGGATCATATATAATTTTCATTTGAGTAGTATTACCACTAACTACAGTATTTTGACTACCAAACGTGGGTGGCACTGAAATACCATTATTAATAGTTCTCGCTCTACCATAAGAGGAACTTGCAGTATCTCGATAAGTTAGTATAGGTGTATTTTGCAATTTATTAAATGCAATATCAGGTGTACTAGTGCCATCAGTTTTATAAGCAGATGCGCTACCATTTGATATAGAATTAATATTATTGACCGTAATACAATCTGCTACGCCATTATCAACACCGTTAAGTCTATCTATATAATTTACCCAAATTCGAGCATTTCCACTTATTTCACCATAACATATTGAAATCCCTTGAACCCCACCACCGTTAAAATAGTGTTGAGCACCAACGGTAATAGTATTTCCAGAAACTGAAAATGCTCTCATAAATGCATCTGATGAATTATTAACTATATAAGCACAAACTGTTAAATTTAGAGCCTCGTGAAGCACGCTGTCCATTATGTAATCATCAGCGTATTTTAAAGTATTAGATTCAAAAAGAACAGGAGGTGATTGCAAATCCCAAGTAACTGTGTTTCCACTTACATTACCAAGTACAACGGTTCCGTAATAGGAGTTTTGTGCATCGGGATAGAAAAGAAGGACTTGGTTGTTCCCAATATAAGTTAAAGCTCTACAGTAATTAAACCCTGTGCCTGCTTGCCACAAACTTGATGTGCCTTGAACTGGGTCTGTGGTAGTTGCAATAGCTTCTACTTTTCCATCCGATTTTAAACTTACCGCTTTACCATTAGCTATCGTTCCAGAAGCCTCAAAGCTCCCTACGTTCTGACCACCGCCAGAGGGTAATAGCTCTGACAGATTGCTCATTAGACACTCCAACCAATCGTTGCATCAACATAGGTCATAGTAATTTCTGCAAAGTTTTTGTCAAAAGTTAAGTCTGTTGCCGAACTTGCGATATTACTTCCATTCCGTGCAACGGTGAAGTTAGTTGTTGCTGCGGCCCCAGTTCCGTCTTTTATTACGACAAAGTCACCTGCACTTGGTCCACTTGGAAGTGTTATAGTAATTGAACCTGCACTAGCTACGAGAAATTGGGCTGACGTTGCTGTAGTGTTAACACCAACAAGTTGTGGTTGAGGAAATCCTGCAGCTTCAGCAGCTGATGTCCAATCTGTGCCATTAGATTTTAATACGTTCCCATTTGCTCCTGGAGCCACAAAATTTGGAGCACCAGTTCCATTCCCAATAACAACATTTTTTGAGGTGAGTGGTGCGCTTTTTACTAGCTTTCCTGTCGTTCCATCAAACGCGACCATAGCTCCATCTGTTGCAGATGCTGGACCTGCAACATCACCAGTGCTACCTCCAGATGATGCTATTTCTGTTACTACCCCAGATGAATTTTTAAAAAATAGTTTTTCATCGGCAGTATTTAGGGCCAATTCACCATCTTGTAAATCACTTGCACTTGGTTGAGCAGAGGCAGTTGAACTACGATAAAGTTGTATTGGTGTAAAACCTGATTGTGGCATTAGAATGTACCTCCTGAAATTCCTGACGTTGCTGTTAAAGAAGTGAAAGTTCCAGCTGCTGGAGTTGATCCACCTATAACAGCGTTATTAATTGTTCCCCCTGAGATTGTAGGAGCGATTGGAGAAGCTAGTTTAGCAGTGGTTACAATACCGTCTGCCAACTGATCTGTAGTTAACGGTATGTCTGTGGGTGAATTACCAATATATGGATTTGACATTATGTTATCTCCAGAACTGATAGAACAGCATCGACTGAACTTGCTGCACTTGAATTAACTTTGATTGAATCCCCAGTAATCATTACTATTTTTTGATTTCCTCCGATTGGAACTAACGCACCCCCAACAGGCACAGGTGCATCTTTAACAATGTAAGTGTCATTTGCCCCATCATTTAATGTAACATCAATATTAACACTCGATGCACTCGTGTTAGCTACTGTCAAGCCAATAACAGTGGTCTGAGTAGAAGAACCTACAACATAAGAACCAACAGCCGTAAGTGCTGTTCCTATGGACCTCGATAGCTTTCTTGTAAATGTATTAGCCATGTTTTCTCCTTAACCTAATGCTATCGCTAAAGCAATTACATCGTCTGTTGTTACTCCTGCTGTTGGTGCCTGTGACACCCATGTTGTACCGTTGCTCGTTAATACATTACCATTTGCACCTGAACTTGTCAGCCCTGTGCCACCATTAGCCGCAACTAAAGTTCCTGCAACAGTTATATCACCTGTTGATAAAGTGTTGGGTGTAAGACCTGTTGTACCTCCACTAAAGCCTGTGACCGCCGCAGTGACAGCACTATTCCAGACAAATGCGCTACCGTTCCATTTTAAAAATGTGTCAGTTACAGTTGGTGCTGTTAAGAAATTAGTAGTTCCAGACGCTGTATTATATACAATTCTATTTGCTCCACCGCCAGCTACATTAGTTGCATTGGCCGCAGTTCCTGAAATGTCGATGCCCCAAGTTCCAGTTGCCCCCGTACCGTTTGTTTGAGGAGCACCGACATCACTGGCAGTCAATGTCACGGCACCAACTTGACCGTTAACAGAAGTGACTGTGTTACTTTGATCTAATTTTTGCCAAACTGACGTACTACTATAGACAGCCCAATCACCAACTTGCCAATCTGTAACACCGTCTAAATTTGTAGTTCCAGCAACACTTACAATATAATAATGACCTTGCGTGCCTACCCCAGAAGCTAATGAAGGAGTGTTTGTGGATGCATTCCATGTGCCTTGGTAATCTAAACCTGTTTGGAAACTAGCTGTAGTAACGCCTGTTATTACACCTTTAGCATCAACCGTTATTACTGGTATTAAATTTGATGATCCATATGTTCCTGCACTAGCTCCAGAATTTGGTAAATCCGCATTTACTAACGCCCTAAATGCTGTAGGTGCATTAGGGCCAGAAGCAGGTCCACCATAAAACACATTAGCAGGTTGATCAGTTTGTATTAATGCCGATCCCCATGTATAAGCACCCGTTCCACCAGAAATTAAAACTTGACCGGCTAAACCTGCTGGACCTAATGCAATATCAGATCCACCACCATAAGCAATAGCTCCAGGACTTGAAGTGTTGCTTCGACCTGTTCCCCCTTGATTAATAGGAAGTGTGCCATCTATTTGATCGGCACTTGATAAATTTACTGGTGGGTGTTGATGATCCCCTCTTGCTAATTCATTAGACGTTCCTGCTGAACCGCCTGATGTTCCAACTAATGGAACATCGTCTTCAAAATCTGCACTTAAAGTAACATTGGAATTTAAACCACCACCACCTTCTAATCCGTTACCTGCAATGATTTGTCTAGTAATAGGCACATAATTAGAGAAGGATGCAGTTACTGTAGTAATAGCAGTCACACGACCTGTTGCATCTATTGTGACAACAGGTATATCAGTTGTGTTTCCATATGTTCCTGCTGTTGCACCAGAGTTAGCTAATTGACTGCTTCCTATACCTCCAACAGCAACACTGAGCGTTACATCAGAACTTAATGGACCACCCCCTGTTAAGGCAGTTCCAGCAATTACTTGTCTTGTTGTAGGAACCCCTGCAACTTGAAGTAAATCACCTGCTCTAACTTGATAACTTACACCTTGATAATTGAACAACAACATACCATCGGCAGATGCCACAGGTGCTGTTGGTAACTGACTTACCCGTGTGGGTATTAAATTACTGGGAACTTCAACCATTAATCCATCTCCAAATATTTATTACCGTCTTCTGTAGTAATAAATTCATCACCAGCTTCTTGTATAACACCCGCAGGGTGCGTATTAATATTTGTATCTGGTCTAACAAAAGGTAAAACAATTTGATCAGGTTCCCTTGGAGCTAATCTATACGGATCAAATTCATCTCTATCTGCTTTACATACCATAAGTCCTGGATCATTAGGATCTGGAACTAAATCAGCTAAAAAGAATTTTAAAGAGCATCTAGCACAAATACCAATACCATATGTAGGTTGACCTGTTGGATCTAGGTAAATACTCATCTTGTATATGGCCCTATTCCAGGATTAATTTGTGTTGGTGATCCATCACCGTCACCATCCCAAGCTCTTTGCATACTAACAGCCGCACGTTGTTCTAACAACGGAACAATATTAACATCTACACTTGAAGTTTCACTAGCAACTTTTGAGGCCAATCCATTTACAATTGCCTCTAACCATCTATTTGGAATTTCAACTTCTTGTTGTAAAGTATTTGTGTCCATTACCGATCTGTGTCTCCACAATATTAATTGTGTGGTTTCAGAAACTAAATTAGGAGCTGGCCAAATATTCACAACAGGTTGTGCAACATTTCTTTGAAAATAATAAGTGCTAGGTTGTCCTGCAAAGACAGTATTACTTTGGTTTACATACTGATCTCTGTTAAGTTTACCTAACGGTATTTCCATAGGCATATTTCCTAAAGTAATTTTACTGTAAGAAATAGTAGAAACACCGTCTGTTGGAATAATTTTAAAATACTGATAAGGCAACGCACCTGAAATATCAGTCCATGTTATATTTCCACTTACAGCCGTTGCACCTGTGGAAAGATCGTAGCTGTTAGTTGTTCCTACTGTAATCCAAGTAGCATTATCCGAACTTACTTGAAAAGTTAATGGTATGGCAGTAGCTGACCATTTAACACCAATAGTATTTACAACAGTGGCTGTAGTAAAATTAACTAAATAAGAAGTATTGGTAGTTGTTATTGTACCAGTAGGAAACTGAGGTTGTCTAAAGTTTAAATTTAAAACATCTACTGTGCCTAAAGGCAAAGTTACAATAGGTTGATTTTGGTAAAAGGGAAGTATTAATTTTTCAATACACCAACTAGGAACTCTGATATTAGAAAGATCATCAAGCATAAATGCCAATGAATCCATTGCATAATCTTGCATTTCAGAAGTAATAGCCTGTGCAGGCAATCTGCAACGCCTGAAAGCGTGATCAACTACTTTTAAAGAATTAAAAGTTTTTACACCAATATTTCCAGAGTACGCCATAGCAATCCTTTAGTTACTTACTGGATGCTGTTACAGCAACTCCCCTTGTAATTGATTAATTTACCAACCTTTACGTTTAAACTGACTATCTCCTGGCATCATTTTAAAACCATCGACAGAACCACCTTTGCTCATGTCCATCGTTCCAACCGCTTTGTAAGCTCTACGCCCCATAGATTTCTCCATGCCTTTGCTTTCATCGCGCCTGTCTTTCATAGACTGTGATTTCTTACCATTTCTGGCACCCATCGACTCATCTAATTTATCATTGTATCCTTGTTTTCGCATTGTTTTCTCCAATTCAGGCTTTGCTTTTGATCATAGGTGAACTTTTATGAGTTGGATAGCCTTTAGAACGACCACCTATTTTTTTTCTTTGAATGTCGTATTCCGACTCATCACGCAATCTTTTCATTTCATCACGAGCATTTCTTTCTCTTGATGAAACACGTTTTAATTGTTGTGATTTATCTCTACGTTCTTGAGCATCCTTTGGTTTTCGTCTTCGCACTCGTTTCATTTCATCAGCTGCATCGTCTTGCACGCCAATAACACGAGCCTCTTCATCACGAATATTAGGATTAACTTTACCACCACGAGCTTTTTTCATGCCTTTAAAAGTCTTAGCAAGGTTAGCTCTTTTTTGAGTAGTCGCAGATGGTTTACCACCACCTTTTGTTGCTGGCTTACCTGATGCAAGTTTGTTAAGAACCCCAGAAGGAATTTTACCATCCTTCATTTTTACGCCCTCACCTTTTACATAATTAGTAAGTGCTCCTGGTTTTTTAACGGCTCCTTGTATCCAGTTTTTAGATCCACCTTTTTTAAATGTTTCGACTGTTTCTTCAACAACCACAACATCACCCATTGGAACTTTGCTTTTTCTGCGAGTCATACCCCGACTCTCATCCCTACGATCTTTATAGGATTGTTTTTTGGTGCGTTCTGCTCCGTCCTTCGCGCCTAAACTTTCGTCTAAACGATCATTAGATGTTTGACCACCCCGTTTCATATTTTTAGTTGACAAAGACCCTGTGTATCCAAAGTCTTTGTCAAAATGCCATCCTTGTCTAATGCCCATTATTGATCTCCAGCTATAGCAGGAGCGTAAACTTTTATACCATATAAAATAATAGTATAAGTATCTCCTGATGAAGCATTTCTTGTACTAAAAGCAACATTGCCTGCTTCATTAGTTCCCATAGCACCTGTCCCATTGTATGGAATAGATGGATCATACCCAATGTCATATAATTGACCTTTAGGTATGGTCATTGCCAATGCATCATTAGCTGGCGTGGGATTTCCAACCCAATATATATCCACACCCATATCTTCAGTCTGAGCATATATTTTAGAAATTTTTATACCAATACAAGCTAAACCCTGAGAACTAGGATTTAAACCCGACACATCAACTTTAGTTACTTTTGCTTCCCCAGTTCCATCAGAGATATTAGTAAATTTAGCAATATATAATCGCTCACCATCTTGAAGAACTTGAGTTGAGACTGCATCAGCCATAATTCACCTCCCTTTAAGAGAGATTGTTGTTTTGAATATACATCACAGTCAATGTAGCAACACCAGATGTGCCATCGCCTGTGGCACCAGTAAAATCTGCTAAAACTTCTAAATCGGTTGTACCCACATTAGTAGCTTCAGTGTCTAGTGTTCCATGCGTTGTACCAAGAGCTTTTGTGTCAACTGCATTTAAAAACGCATTTGGGTCTGCTGCTGTACCAACAGATATAGTAGCCGCCCCACTGTCATCACCAACAGTTGTTACATTGCATATCACATCAACAATTTGTGACTTTGCAGGTATTACGGCAACTCTCTGATTAAGTTGGCTTGCACCTGTGATATTAGGGATCATTGACTGGGCCATAACAACAGATCCAGTATTAGCGATATTAACTCCAATATCCGTACCAGTTGTTGCAGCTATAAGTCCTGCTTTAATCGGACCTGAAAAAGTAGTTGTACCCATTTTTATTCCTCACATACGAGTTGCGTGTATTTGTCTGTATGTAGTCAGCGGGGAACTGTCAAATACACAATATAAAAACCCCAAGAAATCCCTGTCGGCACTTTAGGAATACCGACAGGGTTTAGTGTTAAACTCCAGCTGTGCCGAACACTCCACGAGGATCGGTCCAACCAAAAACATAACGCTCTGTAGCTTTATAACGCATGGAGTCGGTTTCAAAATCACCTTCCATAGATTTCTCTAAACCTCTACGCATTAAAAGTTTCAAACCGTCAGGTGCATCTGTTTGAATCCACCAAGCAGTTTGAGAAGTAATACGAGACAGATTGCCCTGACCTTCCGACAATAGACCCATTGATTTAACAGGGTTGATGTCGTTGTCAGCAGTTCCTGTTCGTAGAACTGATTTCAACAGAGTTTCAGCTTGGAACACGTTAGCAGGGCCCGTGACAATCTTTTTAGGAGTCAATCGAATACGCTTACCGTTGTTGTCAACGGCATTACGGATTTGAATTAACAACTGCTCAAGAGAAGTCTGAGACAATGCTGCAGCGTTATTTAACTGATTACTAAACGTACCATTAACAATTGGATGCGCCGCATTAACAAGAGATACACCATCACCGCCAGGAAAAGCCGCGTTGAATGCTCTATTGAGAATGTTTGCACCAAGTGTTTCTTTGGTTTCAATCAAAGATTGAGCTAGGTGTTTAGCATAAGTCTGTCCAATACGGATGTGATCACCGTCTTCTACCAAAACTTTGGTTAGAGCAAATGCTAAACCATAGACTTTGTATAGATAACGCTGAATAAACAACACGCCACCAGATTGATACGTTACCGCCATGCCATCAGGCAATTCAGGAGCCGCACCAAAGCCATAAAGAACTGGTTCTTCATGGTACTGACGAGGAATACCTTGCTGTTCACTGAAAACTTCTTTCCATTCATCAGCACGTTGTTCGTATATTCCATCAAAGACTTCGTTCAAGATAGGTTCAACTATTGAACGAAAGTCGGTACTACGCATAGGAGTAGCCATAGTTCAATCCCTCCCTTAAACCGAATTAACTGGAGCTTTATATTGGCTCTCGTTAATTCTAACGGTAGCAACAACATAAGCGTCAGTAAGTGTGCTATTCGGACCACCTGTGGTTCCTTCAAAACCAGTAATCTGGAATTGACCTTGAGTGGTTTGTATAGCTGTAAGTTTACAATCAGAAAGTCCAGTAGCAGTAGATCCGCCTGGAGATGCTACTGTCCAATCACACTGTTCACCAACAGCGGTTTGAACCGTATCAGTTCCTGGTGTTCCTGGATTATCGTACTGAACAGCAAAGAGAATTTCTGGATCATCATAGACCCAAGCAATTATCTCTGTTGCAGTTATTCCCGTAGGCCAAAAAGGTGATACTGTGGGTCTACCCAAAGCATCATTATATTGACAGCCTGCAAAAATACCTAAAAGGCTAATACCGTCAACTGAACCACTCCGTGT